TCCAATTTCTGCCGCGTCCTCAGTTGCATATACCGGATACCCCATCAAAGGAGTAACGCCATCCGCCAAACTGGTCACTGGCGACTGATGCAATTGGAATTGATTCGAACTGGTCAAACCCAACAGATACGCCTCAGTGGTTCGGTTCATCACCCAAACAGACCCTGGTCGATAAGCCATCTGCAGCTTACCCATCAGCTCAGGTAGTTCTGCAGCTCCAATCGCCGATGCGCTGTCCAGTGTCAACGCGCTTGTGCCTCCCACAAATACGCCCTGCGGCATACTCGATCCAGTTCCTACCTGCATATAGTAGTTGTCCGTGATCGCCCAGGCTCGCCCGAGCGCATCCGTCAGGAAGCTGTCCAAACCGCTGTTATAGTCCTCCATCAGTTCCTCGGACACTTTGATTAACTTTTTGAACTTATACAGCACAATTCCGTTTGCAGCGCTCGCCCCCGCACGCGAGAAGGTCGGTTCATTCTCAGCGCCGGTCATGCTCTCTTCCTCCGCCACGATTGTGAAACGGGTCATGGAAGTATCCTCGATGGGGATATTGAACGCATCTCGGTCAGTGCTGAATGTCTGCGCGCCAACCTTTGACATCAGCGCCATCTCATCGCGCTTCCCAATGATCCGTCCTAACTCATCCGCAGGCACCAGATAACCGCCCTCGGTCGTTGTCCCTTCCTGCAAGGCCGCCTTATAGGTCGATCCATCCGGTCTGCTGAATGTCGCCTGCACCGTATGCTCTGGGATCTGACCCTTGCCGGTTCGCAGCCAATCATAAAAATCCTTTACAGGATCAGGATCGCCCAAGTTGGCGTACTTATTTACATTCACCGCTTTCTTCAACATCTTCGCTCCTTCCTCGGTCGCTGGTTCATCCACGATCGCCTTGATCTGTTTCTCAACCGCCTGCTCCACCATCCCCTCCATCTTGCCTGCCACCGCCTCCGCGATAGCTCCCACATCAACTGCTGGTACCTGTTCCTCAACCTGTACCTCTTTAATTTCGTCACTCATGTCAAAATCCTCCAAATTATTATTATTATTAGATTTAGCTTCTTTCAAACAGCTTGCAGCCACCTTCAGCTCATCGCTCTCTATGCCTGCCTCCGCTGTATTTAAAACTAATTCTCTGCTCAAGCCTGCGTCTTCCGTGTCCTTCCGTGTCTTTCCGTGGCTCTCTTCCGTGCCTTTCCGTGTTATTCCGTGGCTTTTTCTCACCACCGCCCAATCATTCGCCGGTTGCCTCCACTCATTAACATCCATCAGCGCCAACTCGCCCACCGGCCACACATCGATTAACCCCGCCTGCCCAATCCGCACCAAATGCCCCACCGCTCCGCTCGACGCCCTCAACTGATCCTCGTCCGCAGCCAAAATGCGCTGCGCCAACGCCTCTCCCTCATCCAACTGCACATCGAACCAATAACCATCCTCGCCTATCTCAGCCAGCTTCGCCCGCCCAATGATCACCGGATTTTCCTGCCATTCACTAGGATCGTCCGGACCATATCCATGCACATACGTCACCGGCACCGTGTCGCCAATCTCCATCCAGATATTCGTCCCATCATGAAACGCCTCCCCATGCTCATCCCTGCCCATCACCGGACCGCCAAACGGCACCCCCAACACCCGCAGCGTCACGCCCTCATAATCATCCCGCCACGCCTTCAACGATTTCATCCTCTCCACATTCCGCCTGATCCACGTTTGCCCCATCCCATCTCGGACAATCTTCAACCGCATCCCATTCCGTCCATAATCATCCATCCCAACCCAATCGATCTCCCAATTGGTCTTGACATGTTCAACTTTTGACCCCGCTGTATTTTCTTCCGGTCTATATATCCAACCATCAGCATTCCCGCCAGTAAAATTAATCAAATCATCCATCCATCACCTCTCTTGTCATTGCGAGACCTGCACGCTCTTCGCACCCTTTTCTTGTCATTGCGAGACCTGCACGCTCTTCGCAGGTCGTGGCAATCTCTTTCCGTGTTTTCCGTGTCATTCCGTGGCTCTCTTTCCGTGTTTTCCGTGTCATTCCGTGGCTCTTTCCGTATCATTCCGTGGCTCACCTCGTCCTCCCATGCGTCAGCGCACCCCTCACCGCAGACCGCACCCGCTTCGCAAACTCCGGCTTCCACTCCTCCTCCGCATCTTGCACCGTCGTCCAACCCGTCGCCTCGTGCATCGCAAGCTGCACGTCCTCATCCTGCACAAATGGACCATATTTCACATTATTACCCACCACCGCAGTCAGCCCATCATCCTCCATCCCCACCGTCCAGCGTCTCCCCAGCGTCTGACTGCCTGCGCTCTGCCCTCGTCTATAAGGCACATCGATAATCTCATTCCGAATCGCATACCTCAAATAATTCAACTGTCGTTTACTCTTAATCGCCTGCTTCTGCCCCTTGCGCTGCGCTGGGTATTTTGCAAGCATCCCTTTCACCTCCAGCCCAACCGCCTTCACCGCCTCCTTGACCTCCGGTCTCACCGCATTCAGCTTTGCCACGATCCGATCCAACCCCTCCAACTCAACCCTCGCCCTACTCATATTCTCCCTTCCGTGTCCTTCCGTGGCTCCACCTCATGATTCACCCAACACCGGCACCTCGGATGCGCAGGCGGCGCACCAATCTCTCCCAAATCAGGATGCTCCCACCTCGGCACGCTCCCCTCATACCGTCCTTTCTTTCCATTCATCGGTCCGCAAATCGGACACACCAAATCATCATTATTCGTCTGCCAAATCGGCGTCATCTCGATCCCAGCTTTCCTGATCTCATCCACCATCTCCACCTCTCCCTCCACCGCAGCCCGTGTCACCTCCGTCTGTGCGATCTCCTCCGCCTTCTTCGGACCATACACCCGCTCTAACCTCTCCCGCAAATCGCCGATCGTCAATCCATTCTCGAAATAATCCCCAATCGCCTCGCCAACATAATTCCGCGCTGTTTCTGCTATGCCATTAACCAATTCGCCCGCATGACCTCTCGCCCAATCGACCGCTGCCTGGTTCACCAATGTCCAATCGATCCCAAATCCAACCTGCTCGATCAATAATTCCGCCTGCACCAAAAAAATCTCCTCCAGAACCGGAACCACCGCGCCCCGCAATCCAACGCCAGTCGTCGTCCAAAATTCCGTCGTCACCCTCCCAAAATCTGGCGGATCACCCAACAATTCCATCAGCTTCTCCAACGCAGCCTGATTCACATGCCCCACCCGCCTCGCCATCCTGCGCTCAAACATCTCCCTATCCACCAAATCCATTCAACCAACCTCTCTTGTCATTGCGAGACCTGCACGCTCTTCGCAGGTCGTGGCAATCTCATCCGTGCTATTCCGTGTCATTCCGTGGCTCTCCTTGCATCCTCAAACACCGCCCGCACCCCCTCCTCATCTTTCACCGCCTCCAACGCCCCCTGCACCGCCCCCAACAAACCAGCCGGAATTACCTCGCTCACAAACGGCGCCTCCCCATCCCCCTTCTGTTTCATCCGCTTCAGCGCCTTCCTCTCCCACCTCTTCAATTCCTCCTCCAACTCCTCCGTGTCATTCCCTTCCGTGTAATTCCGTGTTATTCCGTGACTCCCTTCCGTGTAATTCCGTGTCTTCCCGTGGCTCCCTTCCGTGTAATTCCGTGTTATTCCGTGGCTCTTTTCCGTGTCATTCAGTGGCATTCTATGGCTCTCGATCCTCCCTCTCTGCTCCTCCGTCAGCTCAAACCCCAAAATCTCAGCCGCGCTCAGCGCATCCATCCCGCCCTGCGTCAGACTCAAAAACGCTCCCGATCGCTGCGCCTCGTCCGTCTGGAAAATGCCCATCTCCTCATAATTGAAATAGATCCGCAGTCCCATCGGATTCAGCAATTGCTTATTGATCACCGCCTCATAGATCCTCCCCCTCGGTCGCACCGTATCCTGCCAGAAACTCATCCGATGTTCGCCTGCGGTCGCATAATTGGCTGCATCCTCCAGCATCGTCTGCGGGATCCCAAACGCCATCGCCACACTATGACGCGCCTGATTCGCCAGATCGTGCATTTCCAAATCTTTTGGCGGCGGCGTCAGAACCTGTGGGGAGATTTTCCCCCTCAGCGCCAAAACCCGAAACGCA